AATTTGATGTTAGCAGAGTGGGCCAATCGTGGCTTGAACCAGTGGACGATTGTTCAAAGAACACAGGCACTGACGCAAGGTACGCAAGAATATGCTTTGGCAACAGACACAATCGATATTTTATCTGTAGTAGTGCGGCGATCTGATACAGATTTTGCCTTGCAACGGGTTAGCAGAGACCAGTTTCTAAATATACCGACTAAAACCACTCAAAGCCGACCAACTCAATTTTTTTTAGACAGGCAGGTGACACCAAATTTAAAAGTTTGGCCGACGCCAGAAAATAGCACAGATACTTTGGTGTTTGATGTGTTAACTCGGATGGATGATGCCGACACATTTACAAACACCTTAGATATGCCTTTCAGATTTTTTCCTTGTTTAGCTGCGGGGCTCGCTTACTACATTTCTATCAAACGCGCTCCAAATCGTGCTCAACTTTTAAAAGCAATGTATGAGGAAGAGTTTGAAAGAGCAATGACGGAAGATCGCGACAGAGCCTCGTTCAACGTAGTGCCGCAGTATGAATATTTTAGGACAACCTGATGAGTAAATTTGCTCAAGGAAAACATGCTTACGGCATCTCTGATCGCTCTGGCTTCCGTTATAAATATAAAGACATGCGTCGTGAGTGGAATGGACTGTTAGTTGGTCGGGACGAATATGATCCAAAACATCCGCAACTTGGCCCTTTCCGCAAAGTTGTTGACGCACAGGCATTGAAAGATGCAAGACCAGATCGAAAAGAACCCTTACAAGTTTTTGTTGGCGTACAAACGATAGAAAACCATAAGGCAAAAAAATTACTGGCCTTTTCTTTTGTAGGACAAGTGACGGTGACGACATGAGCTTTACTTTTGCTACTTTAAAGACCGCGATACAAGATTATACAGAAAACACAGAAACGACTTTTGTCAATAATTTAAGTATTTTTATTAAACAAGCCGAAGAACGTATTCTCAAAAACGTGCAGTTATCGTTGTTCCGAAAAAACGTCACGGCAAATTTTTCTGCTTCAGACCAGTTTTTAGCGATTCCGTCTGATTTTTTAGCACCGTTTTCTTTGTCATTTACAGACAGCAATAGCAACAAAAATTTTCTGTTGTTTAAAGACGTGAATTTTTTGCAAGAGTTTCATCCAAAATCGTCCGATACCGGGACACCGCGTTTCTACGCTACATTCGATGTCAATAATTTTATTATTGCTCCGACTCCAGCAAGTGCCTTGGCCGTGGAATTACATTATTACTATCGACCTAATAGTCTGACATCTGGAGCCGATAGTGGGACAACGTGGCTTTCAGACAATGCTCCAACAGCTTTGTTGTATGGATCGTTGATTGAAGCTTATACCTTTATGAAAGGTGAAAAGGATCTAGTAGATAATTACAACACTCGTTTTTTAGAGGCTATTACCTCCCTAAAAATATTGGGAGAGGCCGAAGAAACAACACAAGAATATAAAATTGGCCGAATTGTGCGAGATAAACAATGATGAATGGCATGAGCATGGACTTTGGACCAGCGTTTCAAGTTGAAATACAAACAACTGACAACAGAGGTCAGACTCCTGAAGAGGTTACGGCCCGATGTGTTAATAAAATTATCAGCATATCTGATCACGCCACGCCAGAAGTAAGAGAGCAAGCTCATGCTTTTCGTGCGAATCTTGAAAAAATCATTGTTTTGTATATGAAACAGGCGATTCGTTCAGATCGAACGACTGTGTATAATGCAATCAAAGATTCAGGCCATGACAAGTTGGCTGAATACATAAGGAGACTGTGATGGCTTTTAGTGGAAACTTTTTATGTAGTTCCTTCAAGCAAGAATTGTTGGAAGGGAAGCATAACTTTTTAGCGAGTGGTGGGAACACGTTTAACATAGCTTTGTATGACAACAATGCTAGTTTTACGGCAGCAACCACAGCATATACCACAAGTAATGAAATTAGCGGAACCAACTACTCCGCTAAGGGACAAGCACTAAACCCAGTAAACCCTACCCTAAGTGGCACGACGGCTCTTGTTGATTTTGCAGACGAAGTGTTTTCAAACGTAACAATTTCGGCTGTGCGTGGCGGGTTAATATTTAATGACAGTGCAAGTGGTGATCCGACAGTGGCTGTTCTGGACTTCGGTGCTGATAAAGCAGCAACCTCTGGGGATTTTACAATTGTGTTCCCAACAGCAGATGCGAGTAACGCGATAATCAGGATTGCGTAATGACCAGCGTTGTTGTCTCGCTCGGATTAGGGTGGAACTCATCCACCACCGGCTGGGGCGAGGGCGGCTGGGGCAATGATGTAGCGATTGGAACAAATGCTACGGCATCTGTTGGATCGGTCTCTACAACGGGTGATGCAAACATCACCACAACAGGATTTGGGACGACAGCTAGTTTAGGTGTTGTCTTTGAAACACAGAACGGTGTTTCTGGTACAGCAACTTTAGGTAGTTTCTTTACCACAAACACAATAGGTGCAATGACATCATCGTTGGGCACTAGTAGTGTGACGGGCGATGCTAACACCACAGTAACAGGTTTATCCGCTACAGGTTCAATCTCTCCCCGTGTTGTTTTAGTATGGTCACAAATAATACCTTCGCCGGGGACAACATATACAGCGATAACCCCTGCGCCGGGGACAACGTATACCGAAATAGTAATAAGGTGATTTAGATGGCTAGTACCTTTGTAAATGATCTCCGATTGGAGGAGATGGCAACTGGCGAAAACTCAGGAACTTGGGGTACGAAGACAAACGCCAACCTTGAGTTGATTGGTGAGGCACTGGGCTTTGGCACAGAAGCGATCACCACGAACGCCGACACACATACCAGCACAATCGCAGATGGATCGACAGATCCAGTTCGTGCGATGTTTGTTCAATACACTGGCACGTTAGATTCAGCGTGTACGATTACAATCGCTCCAAACACGATTAGTCGTGTTCACATTATCGAGAACGCAACCAGCGGCTCCCAAAACATCATTATCAAGCAAGGCTCTGGAGCAACCGTCACTATACCAAACGGTAAAACATCCGTTGTGTATTTGGACGGAGCGGGTAGTGGTGCGGCGGTTGTTGATGCACTGACAGACCTGAACATTGCTGGAACATTCAACGCGGCAAGCGATATCGTTTCTGCTGGCACAGTACAGGCAACGGGTGACACAGCGGCAGGAGATGGAGCCGCGATGGGTTTCACTTCTGCTGAAGGTTTGATTCTGACGGGGCAGGGGTCTACCAACGACGTTACCATCAAGAATGATGCAGATGCAGATGTTTTGGAGATCCCAACCGGAACAACAAATGTCACCGTTGCTGGAGACATAACAGCCGCAGGGACGCTGCTTGCCACTGGCGACACAGCCGCTGGAGACAATGCGGCGATTGGCTTCACAGCCGCAGAAGGTTTGATCTTGACAGGCCAAGGTTCGACTAACGACGTAACCATCAAAAACGATGCCGACGCAGATGTAATCGAGATACCCACAGGTACAACCAACGTCACAGTGGCAGGTGGTTTGACGGTTGGTACTGTCGCGATAGCGAAGACAGACACAGATACATCGAACACAGGCAGTGTCACACTAGACTTTTCTGCTAACCAAAACTTTGTACTCACACTGACCGGTAACGTCATACTGGCTAACCCGTCCACTGAGACGGTTGGTCAGAGTGGATTCATCGTGTGCATACAGGACTCCACTGGAGGCAGGACATTGAGCTTAGGAACAGATTATGAAACAGCCGCTGGTGCAGGGATTACATTGTCCAGTGCCGCAAGTGCTACAGACATCATTCCTTATGTCGTAGCGGCCTCTGACCGTATTCTTCTGGGTGCGCCGCAGTTGGCGTTTAGCTAATGAGTGGCCCATTCGGTTCTTCACAATGGATGTACGCATCGGGCGGTTTCTACGGCTTTGAGATTACAAACTCGCTAAGATTCAACGATGACGACTCCGCGTTTTTGAATAGGACACCATCATCTGCTGGTAATCGCAGGACTTTTACAATAAGTTTCTGGGCAAAAAAAGGTGTAGGTGGTTTCGAGACTATCTTTCGAGCAAACCTGACATCTAACAATTATGAAGCGATTCAGTTCACAAGCGACAATCAATTAAGGCTGTTTGGGCATCCAGATAATTCAAACATCAATTGCACAACAACTGCAGTGTTGCTTGATCCATCTGCTTGGTATAACTTTGTATTTGAAGTTGATACCACACAAGCGACAGCATCAAATCGTGTCAAGATATATATCAATGGTTCATTACAATCTTTAAGCACTGCGACTTATCCATCACAAAACGCAGACCTCAACATCAACAATACTACGGTTCATCATTGGTCTGGCGAAGGAAGTTTTGACGGTTACCTAGCCGAAATCAATTTAATCGACGGTACAGCCCTAGATCCATCGTCATTCGGTGAAACCAAAGAAAATATCTGGATACCAAAGAACACTTCTGGCCTGACATTCGGGACGAATGGCTTCAGACTTCAATTCAAAAATTCATCTGTAGCGTCAGCATCGTCGAGTACGGTTGGTGCAGATACTTCTGGCAACGATCATCATTTTTCTAGCAACAACATTGCTACGACAGACAACATGACTGACTCACCTACTGATAACTTCTGCACCATGAATCCGATTGCTTTGCGTGACAATGGGACGCAATCTACCCTTTCTGATGGTAATTTAAATATTGATTTAGGCACACCGACTACGACTGTGGCTCACACATACGGCACAATTGCAATTCCATCATCGGGTAAATACTTCTTTGAAGGTACGTTTTCTGATGTATCAGGTGGCCCTAGAATTGGAATATCTGTTGTGCGAACAACTGCGAATCAGTCGAGATATGTCTATATCAGTAGTGGTCAAAAAATTGTAAATACTACTGCTTCATCTTATGGCGCATCATTCAGTGCCTCAGATGTGATTGGTGTTGCAGTTAATGTTGATGATAATGAAATAACATTTTTTAAAAATGGATCTAGCCAAGGAGCGTTTACTATTGACCTGACTTTATCCACCGGAGGCTCTAGTTCTGATTATTTTCCGTTTATTACAAATGGATCAGGAACATCAAAGTCAGTAGTTGATTTCAACTTTGGACAGCTAGCATTTACCCACACACCGCCCACAGGGTTTGTCCCACTCAGCACAGCCAACCTACCCGATCCTGCGATTGATCCGGCACAGGGCGAGAATCCTACGGAGTATTTTAATCCGGTGTTGTATACGGGTACAGGTTCAGCAGTAGATATCAACACAGTCGGATTTCAACCGGATTGGGTCTGGGGTAAGAAGCGTTCATCAAGCGCTCAAAATCACTGGTTAATTGATTCAGTCAGAGGCGCAGGAGTTCGGTTATCTTCAGATGTAACAGATAGCGAAGGAACAGAACCTGCGGGGTCATCTTTTGACGCAGATGGATTTAATACAAACAGTAATTCATTGTTTACTGACAATAATGGCTCTTATGTCCTGTGGTCATGGAAAGCCGGTACAACAGCATCAGGCAGTGAATCAGGAAACAACCCAGCGTTCTCAAGTTCATCAAGCGCAGAAGCAGGGTTCAGCATCGTGGCGTATACCGGAACAGGCGGTGTAGGAACGGTGTCTCATGGTTGTGGGGCTGTTCCCGAATGGATACTGATAAAAAGCAGAGAAGATGGGTCGGCAAACTGGATTGTTTATCATGCCAGTATTGGAAATACTAAAAATCTTTTCTTGAATGTAACAAATGCACAAAACACAGACGGAGCAATATTCTTTAATTCTACAACTCCAACATCTTCAGTATTTACGTTAGGCGGCAGTGGGGCAGGACAAGTCAATGAAGATGGCGAGCTATTTATTGCGTATTGTTTCGCACCAAAAGAAGGTTATTCAAAATTTGGTAGCTACGAAGGCAATCATACAAACGGTGTTACTGTTTTTTGTAATTTTAAGCCTTCGTTAGTAATCGTTAAAAACTTTGACGCTACTTCGC